GTTCCCGCCTGGCCATGGCGTTGATGACCCGCTCGATTCGGTCCACCTTCGCTTCCAGAGTTTCCGGTGGTGTGGGAGGGTCCACATCGATGGCGGTGATCTTAAATTCCAAAGTAGCCCCCAACTCCCGCTCTGCATCCAGTCCCCTTTGAAGAATGGTCAGAACCTGCTGTCGAACGTCCTCCAAGGCGACCATGTCGTCCGTCTCGGCGCAGTGGGTGGTTTGAACCTTGAGGTGTAGTTTGAACACCTTGTGGTAGTACTTTCTGCTCATTTCGGATCACCTTTCTCTGATGGAATGTACCCCAGGCGGTCAGCAAGCCACTGCCGAACGGCTTGGGCAGCCCCATGGTGCATGCTGGAGTCGGTCAAACAGTAGGTGTACCCATCCACCTCCAGGGTCAGTTCGACGCATTCGTTGTCCCGGTTGTCGTGGTCGTGATAGGTCCCTGCGGTCAGGCTCAGGATCTTGACCTTCGGCACCGAAGGATCCTCCTGGGGATCCAGGGCCGCGACGATGGCCTGACGCACCCGTTGGACGTTCCAGCTGGAAGGGTACCTGTGGAACTGGATGAGGGCGTTGTAGGCCTCCACCTTCCTGCGGTCCCCAGGGGTCACAGCAGCGACCGGGTCTCCCTGGTAGACGCCCTCATGCCGCCGGATGGCCATCGGGTTGGGGGACCGGAGGAAGTGCTCTCCCACGAGCGTGAGCAGGGCCTCCAGCTGCTCCATGTCCAAGTCAGAGGCCCATTTGGCGTACTTGTTCAGCTCGACTTCAGGGATGAGGTCCTTCACACGCTGGGTCATGACATCCTCCTACATGTAGTACAGAAAAACGGGATCTTTGGACGTCTATATTGATCCTAATTAAACCCATTGAGGCCTTCTGGTCATGAGGCCTCCGCTGAGGGCATTACGCCCTTCATGGGTCCGGCGGTAGAAGTGGAACTCTCCATCTCTCCCGCGGGGGAACTCAGTGGCTGCGACCATCCATCCGTTGTAGACGAGTAGGTCGAACACGATGTCTGCTGAGACGTCTGTTGGCGTCAAAATCGATTCGATGAGGTGCTTCACATCACTGCGACCGAGGGCCTCAGGGGTGTCTGGCAACCCCTTGAGAATGGCCAGGGTCTGTTCTCGAGACAGGATCACTTTGGACATGGTTCTCTCCTTCGCACGCCATGGGTATGGCGGTTCTGAAATTCGCGAGAGGAGAGAGGGGGTCGGGGAGAGGGGGGCTAGTTGAGGGTCTTGGCGATCTTGCCGCCCTCGGCGGTGCGGGTGTAGCTCGTGATGTCGTCCCGGTCGGTCTTGGCCCGGAGCAGGCCCTTCTCGATCAGGCTGTTGGCCGCTCGGGCCATGGGACCTGCCTTGGAGTTGAACTCCTCGGCCAGCTCGCTGGCCGTCCAGGGCGTCTTGGCATCGACGGTGGTGAGGATTTCCTTCTGGGTCTCGGTGATCTTCATCGTGGTCCTCCTGTTGATGTCCGCCAGTTGTTGGCTGAACTACAAAGGGCCATTGTAGATAGATCGGACTGTTTGTCCAGACCCTATTTGATGAGATCGAGTAATTCACCGAGTGGCCCATTTAGAAGGTCAGGATGTTCTTTGCGCAGTGCGTTGATCTGCTCCGCGAGTTCTTTGGCTCGCTGCATGGGCAGCATGATGATCGTCTTGGTCACGAACTCCTTCTTCTCTTCTTTGGCGACTGGTTTCTTGGGGGGTGGATTTTTCATAGAGGGTCTGTCTTTCGCGCGGCTTGGGAGCGGGAGTAGGCAGCATTACGGGCAGCCCTGCGGATGAAGGTCTCCATCTCGTAGAGGACAGCTTGTTGCTCCCAGATTGGGAGGTCGTAGAATCGGTCAATGACGCGTCCCATATCAGATCGGTAAGGCCCTTCGGGTCTGTAGGCACAGGCGATCCAGATACGGACAAGGTCCAGGTCCGGGGCGTTTCGAATCGAGCTTATGAAGTCGGACACATTGGTTCGGTCGAAGTCAGCCACCTCAGCACTCCTTCCCGTGCCGGTAGGGGCGTTTCTCGTTCTTGGCCATCTTCCGGGCGATGGAGTCCGAGATGTCGATGCCCAGAGATCCGACCATGTCCAGGAGGCGAATGAAGGTGTCCGCCATCTCCTCCGCGAAGTTCTCCACGATGGCACGCTGCCCTGAGTCAAGGTTCCCAGTGTAGAGCCCCATCTCTTCCGACACTGCCCCACTTTGAAGCAGGTCCAAGGTCTGCTCAGTTAGGTGACGGTAGGCCTCCATGGCCTCTGACAATTCCGTGACCACGAGCATGAGTTTCTCGGGGCAGTTCCCCCAATGGGTGTCGAACCCCTTCCGCGACCTCCAGTTGGCTATGGCGGCAGCTACGGAATTCAGATCGTTGCTCAAATACGAATCGTCGATTGGCATGTGTCACTGCTCCTGGTTGTCTTACCTTTTGTACAGTTTCCGAGGCTCTAACTAGCGCATGATTGCCATCGATTTCAGAGGTACCTGTAACTCCACAGGTTAATTTTTAGATAGCGGTTGGGAGTGCTCCAGGCAGCGCGGATGGCGTAGGATCAATGTTCTTTTTCGAAAATAGGGTGACAGAATAGGGGGCCTCGCTTGTACAAAGACTTTGAGGGCTTTGTTAAAGGTGTGTGCGAATGATATTTAGGATCACATGTCCGGACGGGGAGATTCTGTGTTCCAAGAACAATCTGCTTCGTACAGCGGAGTTACAGCTGGGAGCTAGCTCAGTAGATGTGATCAGGTTGATCTCGTTTTTATCTACAGCGGTGGAGGGTCGATCGATAGATCTGACTTTTGGTACGCTGGAGAGGCTTTACGATGACGACGAGCGCGGTAGGGATCTGGTTCTCAGCAGACCTTCACCTGTACCATCGCCTGGCGGCAACCATGCGAGGGTTCGAGAATGTGGAGGACATGAACGAGTCCCTGATCGAAAACTGGAACGAGAGGGTAGAGCGTACTCACCGAGTGTACCTCGTCGGGGACGTATCGATGGGGATCGCCAACGGGACAAGGAGTATTCTCGACCGACTAAACGGCCAGATCTTTCTGATCCGGGGAAACCACGAGACGATAGCTGAGTCTTCCATTTGTAGATCCCGTTTTGTTTGGATCAAGGACGTTCACATGCTGAAAGTAGCATGTGAAGACGAGCAGTTCTCTCAGAAAGGAAAGGTACGGTTCTGGTTGTCCCACTACGCCCACCGCTCATGGCCTAGCTCCCATCATGGGTCTTTGCACCTTTATGGGCACAGCCACGGTTTCCTACCGGATGACCCAAGGTCGTTGTCGATCGACGTTGGGATCGACGCAGTGGCGATGAGGGCTCCGGTATCTTTTGAATGGGTCTTGCGGACGATGAAGACGAGAAAGAAATGGGTACGTCCGGCAGATCGAAGAGATGAACTTCCTTCTTGGGATCTAAACAAGTTTTGAATGGAGGAGTTGATGGAAGATCAAGTGAAAGAAGAATTGGCCATCGTCCGCAGTGAGCTTCGTTGTGTTGGAGTGGACGTGCCTCTGAAGGTCATTGCCGAGTGGAGTGTCGAGGACCGCGCCAAAGCCGAACAGTGGGCGATCCACAAACGGTGGAGCAAGATTTCCCGACCCCCGTGCCCGCCGGATCACAAGGTTCCCGACAAGCTTGTCAGGCCTCGTATCCTGAATCGGTGGGTGGCAAACTGATAGGGGGATCGGATTTACCCTTGACTTCTTGGCGGTCCTCGTTCACAACAATGAGTGGAATGACCGGTACTTACCTAAATCTGTGGAGTATACGGACCATGGGGATTCCAATAATTCCCAGTGGTTCCGTACCGGGTATCTGAAGGCCCACCAACGACATGGTGGGCCGCCGAACGAGGAGGCCTACCATGCTACGCTGCGAAATCTGTTCAGGTTACGCGACTGCTGGTCTGGCACACCTTCACGGGTTGTCAGCCCACTTGTGCGTGTCCTGCACGCGAGAGGCCCTGAAGCACAGGGAGAAGAACGAGGCGATCGACTCCTTCAAGGCGAGGTTGTCGCGCATCGGCTCTCGGCTGACAGCTGGAAGATCGGATCGATCCATAAGACCTCAACGGCGCGTAGCATGATCTGAAAAACCTCCTTCGACGTCTTCCCTCCGTTGGACCCATTTGAAATTTATGTGACAGATTGGGCCTTCCAGACTGTACAACAGTCTAGGAGGACAATGATGAAGTGCGGATTGTGCGGCTGGGTGGGTGGAGACACCCTAGAATACGTGGATGGTAAAGGATCGACAACCCATGTCTGCATGGCTTGCCGAATGGGTCTCATCGCCACCGCTGAATCCAAGAATGTAGGAAAGCTGCCGCCCGTCTTCTTGGTACCTATCATCAGGGCGATTGTTGCTCAGTCAGTTGGGGCCATGCTCGCGCAGGTCGTTTCCGAATTCATCCAGGCCACTGGGAGGCATGAATTCAACACTCTGGTTGACATGCTAAAGAATACAGGTTCTACTGATCCCAATTAGGGACGGGGCATGTTGACTCCAGAGGAACGGTTGAACCGGATCCGATCTATCATCCGACGGGTCGAATCTGAGATGGACTCTCCCGTGTGCGATCAGCTACCATTGCTTCGTTCTGCGTTTGTGGAGATAATCCAGGCGGTGGGCCCTCAGTGCAGCGGGGCTCGGAAGGTGGATCCCCATGGGCGACGGCACGATAGAAAAGCAACCTAAAGGGTTCATCCGCGGCGATGTCCTGAAGAATTACGCAGGGGCCATTGCGATCCTTTTAGGAGCCCTTCCAGCTGTCGGAAGCCTCGTCGTCAGTGTAGTGACCGCCTATCGCGGAGAACCTGTCGCCGAGAAGACTTGGACGACCGTCCGAAGTCAACTAAATCGCCAAGCTGAAATGATCAACAAGCTGCACCTTCGCATGGTCCATATCCAGGCTCATGAGGAGGGTAAGACCTCGGCTGCGATCCAACTGAAGCTGGATGAGCTTCAGAAGAAATACGATCAGCTTCAGATCAACACTGAGGTTAGGGCCTCCGCTGTGGGACCCACTTCGCTGCCGGAATCTTCTGCCGATTGCCAAGTTGGCCACATAAAGATCGACAATAAGTGTCGTTCGGTGGCTAAGAGTGTCGCTGTCAAGGTGAAGGCTGACGAGCGTAAGACAGAGGTGATCCAGAAGAGTCTTGACGAGGAGAAGTTGCGGAGGTTGCGGGAGGAGAAGATTCGGCGGCAGGTGGATCAGAAAATACAGAAAGCTCAATCAGCACAGCCTATGCTGAAGCAATTGCCACCCAAGCTTGATGATGCCGCGAAAGGTAATCACTGATGCAACTAGACATGTGTCCACTGTGCAAAGCGATCCAGAATGGTCAGGATTCGCTGCGTGGGAAATTTTGTATCAAGGTGGGGTACGAGGTGGTGGAGTTGGCAGCAGGTATCGAGGTGAAGAAGATCAGACCGGCTGTCGTTACGATCGAACACGGCTCTGATCCATCCCCAGAGACTGTCGTGGAGGCGATGGAGATGTTGGGGAGCCAGTCAGGGATGGTGGAGGACATTCGGGGGGTAGCTGGTCATTGGGGGCTGTACGTGAAGGATGGGGAATGGTCGGCTGCCGGAAAGTCAAACGTCCACGACACGGAGAAGTAAGATGTCTTGTTTTCCGTGGGAGCAGGCCAGTGCGGTTAGGCCAGCGTTCACTTGTAGTCATTGCGGAGAAGAATTGAAGGAGGAGGGGAACAAGGTGATCGTCTGCTCTTGTGAAGGATCAATATCGGGGCAGAGGGAAGAGCGTCAGCGTAGAGCTAACTTTCACCGGGAGCGAGAGGAGGCGTTGGCGAAAAAGGATCGTGGTGCGCGCCATGGAACCTAGCTGGGTTGACAACAAGAGTAACTACCAGGACGTTGCCAGGGGTCTCCACCCTGGCGCTCGTCTCGTCACCAAGGACAGTTGGTTCTTCAAGGTGCTGGCGATTTTTGCGGCCCCATTCGTAGGGTACCGATACTGGCTCGAACACTATGCGATAGCCTTGGGTCCCGTTCAGGCCTATCCGCGGCAGTGGACTGATCTCCGTATGGGAACGATCATCCACGAATGTCGGCACAGCTGGCAGTGCGAAATGCTGGGTTGGTTGATCCCAATTGTAGGTTGGTTCTTTGGGCGTACTGTACGAACCTGGGCTGGGTTCCCACTGTTCTTGATCTTGTATTTCGTGGTCTTGTTACCGATCGGACTGAGCGTCTTCAAATGCTGGTTTGAGTTGGATGCGGATCGAGCAAAGTGGGCATGGATGCTCATTCAAGGTGAGGGTCCGCAGATCGTCGAACTTAGGGCGATCGATTTCGGCAAAACGGTGAACGGGAGGGGCTACGGCTTCGCGTTTCCGTGGCTCGGCCGCAAGTGGTTCCGGTGGGCAGCCAAAAGGCTGATTTCCAAGTGGCAGGCTCGATCTACGACCCCCAAGAAGTAGTCAAATTGATCTTAGGTACGGATATCATTCCTCTTTAGTCTTCCCGCCTCGAGATTCTGGTCAAGCCCAGGCCTGTGAAGTAGACTGGGTTAGACAGCCGAATTAGTTGACAATTCGGATTGACGGCTGTAGTTCCTATGAATTGGAAGATCCCTCGGTCTGGCGAACCTCAGGAAAGGAACCCACCCATGTCTTATAACCCCAACAGGCAGAGCGCTGGTGCCCGGCGAGCAAACAGGACCCGTAGGTTGGATCCCCGTGCCGGTCACAAAGCGAGCGACATCGTCCGTCTTCGCGGTCCTCAGGCGGCGACGATCAGCGATGTGCGCAACAAGCAGAACACCCCCCGTGGTTGGAAGGTAGACATTCACAAGGGGGATCAGTTCGAGATGGTGTACGAGTACATCTGTTCCCGTAACGCGTCTGGGATGATCCGGCACACGACGTTGGACCGTGCGTTGCGCGTTCTGTTCGGGGAGCTGTACATCACCATCGGCGACGAAACGGCCGTGCTGAAGAGCGGGGATTCCTATTCCCTCACAGCGGGGATGGAATATCAGATCGGAACCTCGGGAAACTACGACACCGAAGTGATGTTCTGCCAGGGTCCGAACTACGAGGAAACGATCGAACAGCTGACTCCTCCGCAGGCGATCAACTCTGAATTGCTGATGAGGCTTCCTGAAGAGGATCCGCAGCAGTCTCTGTTCGATCCGGAATCCAGAGCGAGAGCCCAAGAGCACGCCACCCTGCTGGCTAAGGAGCGCCACCAGAGGGAAGTAGCCCGTCGTCAAGGCGCCACGGGTCAGGGTCACCAGGGGGCGCCCGGGGAGCCTGCGGTGGAAGTTGGCAAGACACCACCTCCGACTCGTAGATCCCCTCTGCCGGGTCAGCAGGTTCGTGGAGTGAATCCTCGTCCTGTCGGTGCTGGAGGCTACGGCGAATAGCGATCTGGAGGATCCATGGATCCCAAATTCTTCTGTAGGGAGTTTCCCGTAGCACGCAGTCGGCGTGTCCAGCCGCTGGGGCTGTTCATTCAGCTCCCCGATTGCCCGGAGATGGCGAAGGCCAAGAAAGCGAAGGCTGCTCCGATCGTCGAGGGGGCGAAGCCCGCACTCCAGATCACAGATCGTCGGGCGGTTCATGCTGATCCTCCCAAGAAAGCGAAGGCTGCTCCGATCGTCGAGGGGGCGAAGCCCGCACTCCAGATCACAGATCGTCGGGCGGTTCATGCTGATCCTCCCAAGCCGTCACCATCTGAGGGTGGAACCCCTAAGACTCCCTTTTCTGAACCTCTGAAGATCATAGGAGAGCAGAAGGGGGCGAAGCCTGCCCCGTCGTTGGTGGGGCCAAAGGGCGAGTCACTCGCCAAGCCCACTGCTCCGACCACGGATGTTCGGTCGTCTGCCCAGCCAAAGTTGTTTGGATCCTCAGGACAGCAGGTTCATGCTGATTCTTCGAAGCCGTCGCCTTTTGAGGGTGGACTTCCGGAGACACCATCTTCTGGACCTTCGAAGATCATCCAACCTGGAGCTAAGCCGACGTCCGGAGTGATTTCATCGTCGAAACCCTCTTCGAGTTCTTCAGGTTCCCTCGTTGATCCTTTTGGGGAGCCAATGTCATCCAGATTGACAGAGGGTCCGGGCGCTGCCCGACCGAAGCCGACGATCCACATGCCAGGTAGTGAGAAACCAGCAGGAGGTAAGATCGAAACTGTTAGTTCTGGATCGACTCCTAAGTCGACGATGACGGCGGACGAGCTTCAGTGGAACGCTGCCATCTCGTCTGCGAAGCAGCGTGAAGGTAAAGTGGCGCAGAATGAGGCTGAGTCTCGTCCCCTCGACTTCAAGCCAGGGACAACGCAAAAACCAGCTTCGTCACAGAAGCCTCTTGTGTCTCGTCCGGAAACTGCACCCATGTCATCTCAACAAAACAAGATGATGGCAGCTGCAGATGGTGGATCTAAAAAGGGGGAAGGGAAGCCGTCAGCAGGAGGAACTCAAGAAGGGGCACGCAAACCGGGCAGGGGTCCGAACGTCCTGGGGAGCTTCGGGACCGGATACCAGATCGGAATACAGGGTGATCCCGCAGCCACGGTTTCTCTTGTCGGGCATCGAGCGGCCGGGGCAGCGCACGGACTGCTGTCCCCCTCCACAGATCATGAACAGGGACGCATGCAGCGTGAGGCCTATCAGCAGAGGGCCGAGATGTTGAGGCAAAGCTCGCAGCAGAGCCAATCCTCGATGCAGAGATCTCTGTCGATCTCTGCGAGACCAGACACCCCTCCAGTGCGGTCTGGGTTGAGGCGGCCTTGATGAAAGATCACATCAGGACGAAGAGCACCGTAAAACTGCCGTCCTTGTATTTGAATTCGAAACTATTCCATCGTCCGTGCAGGGACGATCGCGATACTACGAATATCGGAGGCCACAACAAAGGCCTCCCCGATCCACAATTTGAGTCACTCGAACCTGACGAAGATGAGCTGTCCGTTTCTAAGGGATCTGTTTCTGATCTCGAAATGGTCAACAAAGAGAAGTGGGACGACGGAACGACAGTGGTACACAGAAAGTCCCCTTTTCCGGCGGAGAGAAAACCAGTCGTTTCTAGCAAGCTTCATGACGCTGCCTCCGTCGAACATGTTCCTCTTTCTTCCTTGAGAGGTTCTCAATCTACGGTTGCAGAGCATGGGGTGCAGCAGCACTTGGACAATCCTCCTTCCGCCTCTGCCGATCTTCCTATGGTCTATCGAACTCCTGAAGGGACCAACCATATCGCTGACGGTCACCATCGACTCGCCGCTGCGCATCTGCGTGGTGACAAAACAGCAAAGGTTAAAGTTGTGGACCTTGGAAGTAGCGCCACTCGGAAAGCGATTCGTACGCTGGAGATGATCAAGGCTGGGGCGGCACAGGAGTCTGGTGAGTCCTGGATGCCTCAACCCGGGAAGCAGCGGAAGAGGGAGTACGACAGCAGCTTCCACAGGGACGCCCAACCTGGGATCTCTGGGGGCGCCACTCCAGATCTCCCGGAACGTGGACGGGATTGGCACGGTACCGTACCTGGGGTTCCCGACGAGCCCGGGGCTCAGGGGAGCAAGATCGAGGACGAGCTTGATCACCCTCCAGCGAACTTGGTTGATGACAAATCTGACGCCAAGACGGTGCTCGAGGAGAAGAACGCGGAAGCAAAGAAGGCTCTTGCAGCGGCCCCTAGGTTTAGCCCGGGGCCGTTCATAGCGCCACCAGAGAGAGATTTTCTGCGCACGAAGGGGTGGTCGGACGAGGACATCGAGAGGGGTGACAGACCGATGCCTCCGCGTCTGAGGGCAGAGTTTAACAGGTGGTTGACGTCCACCGTTCGAAAGTCGATTGAGAGGTTGGTACGGTGACCGCCAAAGCTGCTGTGAACTACCTGGAGCTGGGAAAGTCGATCTCAGCCATGACCAGGCCAGACGACATCTTTTCAGCCGTCCAGGAGCTGAGGCAGATGACGTCACACCTCCCCGCTATGATAAAGGCGGATGATCCAATGCGCGGGATCAGTGGGGAGAAACCAGCGCGTGGACCCAGGGCGGTTTTTTTCGATCCCCTTAGCCTGCAGTACTCGCTAGGGTACAAAGATCGACGGTATAGCCTGACGTACGACACGCTCCGCCGGATTTCCCATCAGGTCTCAATCATCGCGTCGATCATCAATACTCGAATCGCTCAGATCGCTTCCTTCTGTGAGCCGTACCGATTGACGAAGTCACTGGGGTTCCGGATCAAGCATAAGAGTCCCGATCACCTGACGTCAGACTCGGAGCGGGAGTTCATCGAGCACCTTGAGGCGTTTGTCTTGAGTTGTGGTGAACCAGGCAGATCGAATCCGTTCATTCGTATGAAGCGTCCCAAGTTCGAGACGTTTCTGAAGTCGATCGTACGGGACACGCTTACGTTCGACCAACTGGGATTCGAGATCGTACCTCGTCGTGACAAGATCCCGTTCGAGTTCTGGGCCACGGATGCTGCCACTCTCAGGATCGCCTCTCCCGATCGCGACACCAGTTCTCATTTCAGCCACCATTGGCGTACTCCTTTAACGCCGACACTGCAGCCAGGGCGGTTCGATAACCTGTATGCGGGGGAGAGGTACGGAGATCGTTGGCCTGACAGCAACGAGAGAGCTGCGAGCTTCGTTCAAATTGTCAACGGGCAGATTGAGAACATCTACTCCAATGATGAGATGGCGTTCGGGGTTCGTAACCCCAGAACGGACATCTACATCCAGGGATACGGTTACGGTGAGCTGGAGCAGCTCATCACGATCGTAACGTCGATCATCTATGCCGAGGAGTACAATCGGCGTTTCTTCTCTCAGGGTGCGAACCCCAAAGGGCTCCTCAACTTCAAGGGAGACAATTGGACTCCAGATCAGCTTGAGGGCTTCAAGCGTCAGTGGATTGCTCAGGTAGCGGGAACTGAGAACGCCTGGAAGACCCCCATCACCCAGTCAGAGGGCATTGAATGGATCGACCTCCAGAGGTCGAACCAGGAGATGGGGTACCAGGGGTGGTTGGAGTATCTGATTAAGATCACTTGTGGTGTGTATCTCATCGATCCGGCGGAGATCAACTTCGACCTCCATGGGGGAGTTCAGCAAACCCCTCTGTTCGAGTCGTCCCAGGAATGGAAGCTCAAGGCGTCTCGTGATCGCGGGTTGAAGCCCCTTCTTCGATTCATCGCGGGCTTGATCAACGAATACATCATCGATAAGATCGACGATCATTTCATGTTCGAGTTCGCTGGTCTTGACGAGCTGACCGAACAAGAGAAGCACGAGTTGATCAAGGAGCAGATCGCTAGCTACAAGACGCTGAATGAGGCGAGGCGTGAACTGGACTTGCCGGAGATTCAGGGTGGTATCGGAGAGCTTCCTTTGAATCCGACTCTGGTCCAACTCCTTCAGATGCAGCAGCAGCGAGAAGACATGCTGAAGCAGCAGGAGGAGCAGAAGCAGCAGGAGGAAATGCAAGCTCAGCAACAGGGAGCGGAACAACAGCAGCAAGAACAGCAGGAGCCCCCCGACCCCGAGAAGGAACAGAAGGTTCGTCACGCGGAGGACAAGCATCCGCTCGAGATGGAGCTTCTTCAGCAGAAGGTGCAGCAAAGTGATCAGCAGATGGGCGGCGTTCCTGGTGCTCCGATGGGGGCAGAAGGTGTAGCACCATCAGAAGGCGGATCGCCTCAAGAGGCAGTGCCAGGAGGAGCACCACCAGAAGGAGCAACGCCCCAAGGACCGGATGGTATGCCTCCCGAAGAGGCGTTGCCGCCGGGTCCCCCACCGCGTCCACAAGGTGATTCGAAGAAGCAGTATGCTGCCTTGTTCGGTAAGTCGATCACGTATGACGACTTCATCGACTTCATGAGGAGTAGACGATGAGGTTGTTCATCAAAGGTTTGGAACAAATACGGCCCTCCAAGGACATCAAAGAGTGGGGAGCTGGAGAACCACACGAGGATAAAAAGGCTATGGCTTCGTCAGATGAGACACGCAAAGGGGTACCGAGATACCTGGAGCAGACGGGTTCACTTTCGGTACATCCTTATAGCCAAGCTAGGGGGAGTGCCGCTGAGGCGGGACAAAGAGCGTCCTGGAACCGTGACAAAAATCCTGAGTTGCACGCGGTCGATGTAAGCTCTGGTCAGAGGCATCGTGCCCGAAGCTTGAGTCCTGAAATAACGTCTGCTCCCCAGACTGGTGTTCGTGTGGGGATGCCTCTTCCGAAGAAGGAGAAGAAGGTCATGACCGCTGTGGAGAAAGCAGACGCCGAAAAGGCATACCCTCTCGGAGAGGGGCCAAAGGCCACAGCTGGTGGTGGCCAGGTTTGGGCACAGAAGATTCCGAATGAAAAGAAACCTCCTGAGAAAAAGAAGATCGACCTCGGTACCGCTCCAATGATGTCAGCTCAGAAGGCTATGGAGGCTCTGACGCCCTTTCTCAGCCCGAAGTCCGTGCTGGTTTCAATGATCAAAGGGTGCTCTGAGAAGGCTGCTCGTTTGGTCCCAGACGCGGCAGTCGTTAAAGGTGAGGAAGACAAGAAGGAAGCTCCCAAACCGGCTGACAAGCCTCCGGGTTCTTCATTCCAGGCTAAACTGTCTCAACCGACCAAGAGTCCAGTGAGCGTTCCTGGAAGCGGCAGTCACTTGAAGTTTTCGTTCGGTAAGAGTGATCCTGTCCAGAAGGACATGGAACATCTGGCTGGCGAGAACAAGAAGGTGATGCCCTCTTCTCCTCCTGCAGTAGCAGCAGCGACACACAAGCTGGGCTGGGACACGCCAGCGATGTTCCAAGGCGGCGGGTCCCGTAAGCAAGCGCTATCAGGTGCGGCTCCGCAGCAGGGCGCCACAGGGGCCATGAAGAACAACCCTCCGGGTGTCCTATCCTCGACCTCGGTGAAGCCAAAAGCCAAGCCGTTAGCCGCCGGATCAACCATTTCTATGACACCTGTTGCCTCGTCGAGGCCTTCACCCACACAGAAGGTGGCTAGCATGACCAAGTCAGCAATCGAAGTCCTCAAGGGGATGATCAACAGAGCCTCGAGCTTCCCTGGGAACCCTGCCAGGGCGAATTGGCGAGTACCCGGAACGGCTTTCGCTGGGAACAAGGACAACATGAGAGGTCCAGTTTCTGGGTCTGAAGGACCGGCGAACGATTCCCAGGAGAACAGCCCTGTTCGCGGGACGCCCTCTCCGGGCCGTGGGGCCAACGAGAACGGGCCCGTTCACGACACCCCCCATGGCGGCAAGGGCCCGGCCCAAACGTCTGTGAGTGGTACTGAGGGGCCTGCGAATGACAGCCAGATGAGCAAGGCGGTTGGTGCCTCTGCGGTCCCCAGGATGCCGCGGGCGATGGCTATGGCCATGGACACCTGGCGTTCGGCGACCCAGGTTCTCACCAGGGGGAATTCGGCGTTCGCAGAGCACGCGGGAACCGGGCCGCTGCACGCAGAGATGGTCGACCATATCGACGAGGCCACGTACGATCGTGGGACTCGGCATGGTCCCGTCCTCAAATCCTGCAGCGGCTGTGGTCGTACCTACACCCTGATCAAGAGCACTGACGGGTGCCCCAGCTGCAAGAGCCTCCCGCAGTCGAACATGGCCAAGAGTCGAGGGGGGTACCTGATCCCGTCCTCGATCTCGGAGTAGGCGGAGGAACCGATGAGTTTCGAACGGCAAAGAATTGGGCTATTCGTGTCCGGCGAAACTCGTCGGGGGGCGCCTCTGTTCGTCCGTTTGAGCCCAACCGATCTTCGGAAAGCTGTGGGACGGGACCGTATTCCCGGGGGCCTGGCCGACGATAAGTGTCCTGGGTCTTTTGATCCCCAGGCTGTGAAGGTTGGAGCCAAGGTGGAGCGGGAGCATTCGTCTGATCCCGCCATACAAGAGGAGATCACTCGGGATCACCTGACGGAGGACAAGGAATACTACAAGAAGCTGGCCAGGATGGAGGGAGATTCAAAAAAGGTGATCGACAAAGGTGCCGCCAAAAACCTGGCTCGCAAGGTCAATTTTGGATCTCCGGAACCGTTTGTCCACCACTCCATGACGAAGCCCTCTGTTGACTTTTCGAAGCCCAAGGCGGCAAAGAATCAACAGGAAGCACAAAAGGCGATTCCGGGTCAGGTGAGTGCCAGTGATCCATCTGTGACCCAGCCTAGGGTTTCTAACCCGCAGGCCGAGCAGAACAAAGTGAATGCAGCCGGACACTACATGCTGGCAGATCACTTCAGTCGTCAGCCTGGGCCCGAGGCCCAGGCCAAGGTCAAGTTTCACAACGATCAGTTTCATGCCCATCTTCAAGCAGGGCACAAACCGGAGGCACCGCATTTCGAAAGAGCCCGGTACCAGATGCCGAAGCATGTGGCCTCTGCTCTCGGGAAGTCAGACGCTTTGTACGTTAGACTCTAGCCTAGGAGAATTCTATGAAGCCGCTTATGATCTTTGTTGTTGCCCTCACCCTGATTTCAGTGTTCGGTTGCAGTTCCGACGATCCGAAAGTAGACTTCGCCGTGGACGGAGGCGTATCGGATGTCGTGGTGGCGGACACATCTTTCGACGTTGTCGAGGTTCTGGACGCCGCAGATGCAGGTGTGGCCGACGAAGCAGTCACGGACAGTTCCGATGATGGGGAAGTTGTCGACGCTGTCGTGGACACGACCCCGTCTGAGTAAGGAGTTCACCAATGTCGAACAACCCATTTTCTGGCCGTGTACCTCTCAATCTCCGGAAGAGCGGGGCGGAGGAAGTGATCAAGTCGGCCACCAGCTACCGACCCGGTGAGACTCACAACCCTCGGGTGAGAGATCAGTACACCGATCCCCACTTGGCTCCAAGGAACGTGGGTTGTACGCCGCTGCGTCGGTACCCCAATGGGAAGCTGGACGTGAAGTATGTGGCGTCGGCGATCATCGATCTCATTCACAAAGCCCAGGACATCGGGAAGTTGACGGAGTTCGAGAAGGCGCTCCTGACGGTGATCTTGCCGAAGCAGTTCCAGTTTCACGGGATGGATGCACGCCTGGCGGGCACGCATGCTCATCTCTCCGACGAAGAGAAGATTCTGGTCGCGATGGTGGTCAGTGGTCATCTCAAGGAGGAGGAGAACTGGAACGCCGGAGCCGGAGGCGGTAGTGTCCCGGGACGTCACACCACCCGTAGTTAGCATCTCTGTTCCTGTCGATCGCCTTGATGACCTCTACGAGGCGATCGACAAGGCAGAGAAGAAAGACCTCCCTGGTGGTTCCCGGGAGCAGGAGGATTTCTTCGTCCAGCAGAATGCAGCTACGAAGAAGATGGGGAGTATTGTGGGGGAGACGTATGACGCCATGGCAAAAAGCCTGGCGTCTGAAATTGCGAAGGTCCTGAAGTGATCAAGACAGATCTCACGGCAGAGGGTCGTCGCGTTTTGAAGATGCTCGTGGCCAAGTACGGCATGGCTGAGGACAAGGCTCTTCAGTTGTTGAAGGATGGTGGTGCAGCACTTGCCGTTGCACTGCTGGCCATCACAAGGTAGATCGACTATGACCAGAGCTGACATGATCGGTCCCCGTCCTCTTCGGCCCGCGGCCAATCCCCCGCTCGCCATCGACAGCCAGGTTCACTATCGTGGAGAGCATTCCGCGCCAATGAGCCGATCTGGAATGGTTGGAAGCGTGATGCCTGGTTGTCGGCCTGCTCCTCCTCCTCCGCGTCCACAACCAGCGTTGGTCATCAGGGACGACCTGTCGAAGTCGTTGTTCAGTGACGACTCGATGATCAAGGCCCACAGCGAGATCTTGTCTCGTCTGCGTTCCATGGTTGGCAGGGCGCCACATGATTCCCATCTGGGATCTCCCAAGCCGAGGGCTGGGAGGAAGTCGGGGGGCACCGATGTTATGTCCTCTGGAGAGTTTAGAGGATCGGATTTCTCCCCTAGTGGGGCCCCTCCTATTGATGTTAGTACCCCAAAGCATGAACATGCACGGCTCCAAGCGAAACAGGTTCACTTGCAAGATCTGATGACTCATCACCAGAACGCTGGTCATCATCCGGATCATCCAGACGTCAGAGGACATGCCGAGGCTTTGGAGTCTGTAACGAGCAAGATCAAAAACTTGGAAGCAGCTGGACATACATCTGGCCCTGAGCATCACGGGGACTGGATGAGCCATCTGGTGGCAAATCCAAAGAGCGAGCATGCAGGCGGAAATACAGACGCTACCCTTTCGGCTCACTTCGCTATGCTCAGACCAGAGAAACAACAGCAGCGCAAGGAGATGGGTGTTTCCACTGTCCGGCGGCACCTACCTCGAACGAAGGAAGTTCCCGCAACGCGTGCTACGGCATCCCCTTCCTCGGAGAAGGAAACCAGGGTCATGCCCAAGCCTGATGCCCCCACGCGCAGCGTCTCAACCGGTGGTCCTCAGCTGTCTCTCATGCGCTCGATGAGGGCTCTTCTGGACATGGCGAAGTCCAAAGAGAAGGGAGACAACTGGATCAGTGAGAAGATCAGGTTGCTCATGCATGAGGGGAAGCCTCAGAAGCAGGCAATCGCAATCGCCCACAGCATGGCCGGGCGCTCTCAGGTGAAGAAGTCAAGTCCACCTCTGATCGTCACGGCGTAGAGTTTGGGTTGTGGCCCAATGGCGATCCTCACCAAGGAACAGCTCGACAAGATCCGGGAGATCGTACAGCGCCATGTGAGTTGGTTCATCTGGCGTCTGTTCGGGGATGAGTTTGCTAGTTCCGATCCTTCTAAGGTCACTGCCTCGAAGCATATTCAAGATCAGCTGCCGGTGTCGCTTACGAAGCTTTCTTTCGTCCTAGGACGCGAAGAAGCTCTCATGAAGGAGTCGGAGTGGGGGTCCTACACCTGGGACAACCTCGCCGAGGCTGCTGCCAAGCAGCTCACGCCTGTGGAGAAGCTGCAGGTTCAGGCGGCTGCCCTCTCGGCCTATTCGAAGTACCGTCGCCTAGGAGAGGACATCTCCAACGGTCTCTTCTCCCGTTTGGCAGATGAGACTAACCAGGCTGTGTCAGAGGGTCAGGTCCGGGGCATCATCCAGGACAAGATCGAGTTTGGTACGGAGACCACTCGCAAATACAGCGATGTTGCTAACGACCTATCTGGGGCTCTGAAGGAGAACAAACGGAATTGGACCCGAGTCGCGTCGACAGAGATGCACCAGGCGCGTCAGCAGGGGGTCGCCTCAGCGATCATCAACAAGGTCGACATCTACGAGCACGGTGAGGGTCCAGACAGTCTGGTTACTGTTGTACCAGCACCGGATGCGTGCATAGACTGCAACCGTTTGTACTTGAGTCGATCTGGGAACCCGAAGATATTCAGGCTATCGGAGCTGATGGGTAATGCAGGATCAAACTATCAGCGACCGTGGAGAGAACACGCTCGGCCTGTCGTTCCACCACTTCACCCCCACTGCTTCTGCCGGTTGAGGTACGTGCCGCCGGGCTGGGGATGGAACAAAGAGGGGAGATTTACGTTGACCGATCCCAAAGCAGCATTCCCCGAGGTAGCCAAGAGCGAACCCCTCTCCAAAGGCATCGACCAGAACGCGCATTCGTTGCTGCACGCATCTAATGCAACGCTTCCGACGCGTGAGTACCTGATGCAGATCGAGGACCCTAAGGAATTGGAGCACATCGAGAGGCGTCTGAAGAAGCTGGAACAGCTCTATGTTCATGATGAGAAGATCCATACGCGTATTTCAGACCTGCTGCACTACGCTCGCGGTCTACACTTCCATATGCACATGACCGGACAGGTCACTCCTCCTGGAACGGAGAGCGACAATGGGTAAGCTCCAGCTGATCGATGACATGATCTCCAAAGCTGATGACGAGTTTCGGGGCGGCGACCCTGAGGAGATCCGTCTGAAGAGGGAAGAGAAGGAGCTGGGGAAGGCTGTGAAGAAGACCCAACACGCTCCTGAAGGGCAGAAAGAGGCCAAGCAGTACTTGAGCCGTCAGCGTCGGCGTGCAGAAACGGGTCAGCACAAGAATCCTGTATCCAAAGCGCAGCCAGGTGAGGAGGCGGGAGCGTTCCGCGGGGGTGATCCGGAGGAGATTCGGATCAAGCGGGAAGAGAAGATGCAGGAAATGCAGGACGCTGGGGAAATGGATGACACGGGGGACACAGGTGACGAGGTTACCCAGGACGAAGTTGAGGAAGCTCAACAAGAAGACGAAATGAAGAAGGAGGACCAGGGCAAGTCTATGGTGGCGAAAGCCGCGTCGATCTTGTCACAGGATAACCTTCATGCAGCTGGTGGGAGCCAGGTGTCGCCTGTGGACACCTTCGGGGACTACAACCCGCACGACGCCAACGGTACTCCCCTTGCTGTCAAGTACGCGTACCGATCTGATGAGGGACCGGAGCCTTACTTCCAGCCTGGACCGATTCGTGCTGGCAAGAACCAGCACAAGGATTGGTCAGACGTGCTTGGGATCCGCATCCCTCTGACTGGTGAACCTGTGCAGTACCTGCGTCGTTTCCTGAAGCAGGGTCAAGTCGGGAAGATGGCCAAGGAAGCAGACCTGCTTGTTCGATCTCTTGAAGGTCAGACGGGGATCCTCTGGTGCTGGCGCCCTGATTTCTACGGCGGGGAGTTTTACAAGGGGATGGGTTCCGATCCCCAACCAGGGCACAAGTACGTCAAGCGTTGGTGGGATGGCGGACGCTGGAACTACGAGTACTCCGAAGGAGTGCATCCTGAGCGTCACGGTATCGCGCACTCGAACAACCCTGCCGGGTATACGATGCCCGTTCACGAAGAGTTCAAAGGCGGATCAGCCGAGAATGCGTACCACCATTCAGCCCACATGCAGGTCGCAGAGGGAGGTTCGCACCCGGTCCAGGTTTGGGACAACAAGACGAATAAGCCCGTGAAGAAGATCCTGCATATGCCAGGGTCGAAGAGGGACAAGGAAGGGAATTTCATCCGAGGTGAGGATGGAATGCCCGAGTTGGGGCAGCGGTCGATCTTTTTGCGTGATCCTGGATCAGATCAGGGTGGTAAGAGGATTTCTTCTATCAGTGCTCTACGGAAGAAGTTGTCTCCCGTCACCACTGAGCATGACGCCCACGGGGATCCGTGGATGCATTGGAGATCAGCCGGATCGGGTGAGGGCAAGCCGTACGTCATGTTTGATCCCCGCAGCAAGCTGAACGCCAACCACCCCAAGGTAGGGGAATGGCATCAGCGTACGCGCAATGTCGACAATCTTCGTGAATGGGTTGCGAACCAGCAGTCGATGCAACGGATGATGAAGGATGAGGAGGAGCGGGCTGGGGACCATGTTCCTCCGGAGGAGCGGAAGTCGGCAAACGAATGGGAGCCGACCCACCATCAGGTGTGGGAACCCCACCCTACTCAGCCTGGAATTATGCAGGTTAAGAGAGGTGAAGACGGAAATCCTGTGACGTCCGAGATGAAGACGTCCAACGCTCTGGAACGGGGAGATTTGGGACGGTGGAAGTGGGGCGATGAAGTAACCCGGCATTCTGTTCAGCACGAAGATGGAAGTACAAAACACATCGTCAAGCAGCAGCCTGTCTTGCAGTTTGACTCGATCCATGATCGAAACGACGTACAGTCCAAAGTGCTGCAGGAGAACTATGGTCCGTTGATGCGACAAGCCGAGAATCATCTGAGGGCCGCTGGGGTTTTGCGGATGGAGAATGGTCAGCTTTCTCCCGATTCCCACAGAGAAGCTGCTTCTCTGATCCATTCAGTAATGCCCAAGGCCTTTGAGAGGGCGGCGAATACCTACAACCCAAATCATCCATCCAAGGCACGATTCTCCACTTATTTGATCGGTCATGTCCGGAGAGAAATGCGGGATCAGATGCCTCATCTGATCGAGGATGAGGGTCGTCGGCAAGGGTGGACCGAGAGACGAGAAGCGGCCCGCTCCGGAATTCCTGTACCGAAGGAGGGTGAGGGGGCCGCTGAGATCACTGCGAAGCCAAAATCCAGTAAGACGGCACTGCAGACAGCCTACAGGGAAGGTGAACCTGGACTCGAGGGCCGGGAGTCCGGGGGGATGGCTCAGCGTTTTGAGTCACCCTCAGCTGGTGTAGAAGGGAAGCCCGAGGCAGAGACTCCTGAAGCACCAGAATCTCCCAAGGTGGATCAGTCTGCTCAACAGCAGTTCTTGAAACAGTTCCAGCAACAGCCACCAGAGTCACAGAAGCAACTTTTGGATCAGCTCAGATCTTCTGCCATAGGTCGGGAGAAGATGTTCTCTGCCCATCCGCACATGCGTTACGTCTACGAGACACTGACCGGCGAGAAGACGAGAGCGTTGAAGTCTCTTGCTGAGGCGTGGCACGATGCGGCCGATGCTGTGGAGGCAGTTACCATTCTTCGGAAGGCGGCTGAGGACGAAGCCGATCTCGGTGCAAGCCCTGACATGAAGTATCTCTGGAGGGATGGTGAGCCTGGTGCTCACAAACACATGTGGGAGGACCCCCAAGGGAACGTGGTACGGGGAACGAATGCTCCGCAGGGTCATCCGCACCATGACCCAGAGGCTGGGCCTCCACAGGTTCATCCTCAGGAGCCTACTCCGGATGTTGCTCCACACATGTTCGACAATCGGGGGAGAAAGCTTCACCGCCCAGCTCCAGAGGGCGTGGAGACAGAGGGCAACCCAGGATACGATCCCGATATGATGCACTGGGCGCGGAAGTACACAGATCCAGAGACGGGGAACGAGGAGCATATTGCGTTTCACCGTGACCGCGCCAAGAACCATCGGTACGCGTTGAACGAAGATCTCCGGCAGGTGGACTCACAGCTCGAGAAGATCAGATCGTGGTACGGGAGCCTTTTCGAGAAGCCTGACCTGCGGTCCAAGGCTACGGGTCTTGTGCTGGCTCTGGTCGATCAGGGTAGGGCGATGCTGGATGGCCTCATGGGGATGCGCGTCAAGGACGTGTCGATCCATGGGAACACCTACAAGCTGTCGTACACTGATCCGGAAAGCGGTCCCCACACGGTGATGGTCGTTCTCGACTCCGCGGCGTCTGCTGTTCTCCATGCTCTGGCGCAGGGGAAGAAGGCCGTTGACCCTCTATTCGACGTGGAGGGACAGCCTCTGACTCGAGAAGAGGTGGCTCAGGCCCTGGATGAGAAGTTCGGAGTGACCCCGAAGCAGTTCCGGGTCTACCACGGCACGGAGCTGTTCTCGAAGGAGTTCCAGAGGCTGGTTTCGAGGACACCCAACCTGAAGCCAGAGATGCTTCCTCGCATCGCGGACCAGGCCTACGGTCGCGTGATGAGGATGCTGGGACATCAGAAGGTTGATGCCAAGACCGCACAGAAGATGTATGTGGACCCCATCGTGGTGGAAGCCCTGTTCATGGCGGCAGTTCACCATCACGACGATGAGATCAACAAGAGCCTGGAGAAGTCCTACCGACTCCAGGGGAAGGTGATCTTCCAGGGCCTGCCGGTGTCCATCGAGAACCGTAAGGGTTCTGTCCGTCGTTGGTATGATCCCCACGAGAAGCGTGAGGGCACCACGAAGATGCACCACGCCTACGGTTACATCCGTGGGACGAAGGGCACAGACGGAGATCATGTCGACGTCTACCTTGGGCCCGACAAGAACTCCGACAAGGTGTTTGTGATCCACCAGAAGAAGGCTCCTGCCTTCAAGGAGTTCGACGAAGACAAGTGCATGCTGGGGTTTGGCTCAGGTGCAGAAGCGAAGGCTGCATATATAAAGCAGTACGACAAGCCTGGGTTCTTCGGCGGTATGACCCCGTTGTCTTTGGGCGACTTCAAGCGGAAGGTCGCGGCTACCAAGACGCGGCCTCAAATGATCAAGGCTTCTGGGTCTCAATACTGTTCCAAGTGCAACAAGGCTTGGGGTGAGTGTGATCACTCGAAGGAGATCGAAAAGTCGTTCAAAGGAAGTGCCGACGCCGGACCAATCGTGTGGACTGTGTCCGTGTCGCACCCCGACCGAACTCCGGATGAGAGGTTGTTCGGTGAGTGGGTCCACAGCCATCCGATGCATGAGCATGATCAACATTGGGCTGCATTCAAGCAGGCCACGAAGGTAGAAGACCTACCGGAGCCAGCCGTGGATCGTGAGTACGCCCATGGCGGCAATGAGCCTATGCCGGATGACAGTGATCTGGATGACGATGAAACGGGTCACCAACCACCCGCGGGAGCTGAGGTTCCACCAGCTCCAGATGATCTGGAAGGGGGGGATGACCTCGCAGGAGATCAGGGACTGGAACCTCCTGCTCCAGAGAAAGCTGCTAAGTCGATCATGGACGATCTTATGCGGATGGTCGGCTAATGGATCACTTGCTGACATGCAAGTGCGGCGAGGTCGTGGTCAAATCGGCCAACGGAACCACCAAGATTCGCAACAAGATGATGGTCTTCAAAGGGGGCCAAAGCTACGCGGTCTGCAAGGGGTGTGGAGCGGAGATCCCGGTCCCAGTGAAGCTGGAAGATGCTGAGATCAGTGGAATTGGCAGGCAACCACGCCTTTTCTTGCGGGATCGCGAATAATACATTAGGATCTTGAACTTGACAGGGCCTGATCCAACGGGGTATAGGCTCTAAAGTATCTGAAAACTGGATGACTCCAACAAAGGGAGATCAGGCTTCGGCCTGGCCTCCCTTTTTCTGTTTCAGGAATCACATGCTGGATCTTCTCAGCGAAAGCGGATTCGAATTCTGGGTGCCCATCACCCTACAGAAATCGAAGACCGCCTCCGAGAGGGCAGACGGCAAAAGGTGGATCGAAGGCATTGCCTCCACCATAGATGTCGATCTTCAGAAAGAGATCGTTGAGCAGAACGGGATCGACTTCTCCTACTTCGTAAAGCACGGCTACTTCAACAACGACCACAAGCCTGGGTTCGAGAACAAGATCGGTGAGCCAACTGAGTGCCGCGTCACAGCCAAGGGTCTCTACGTCAAAGGCTTCCTCTACAAGGACAAGAAGGTTGCCAACGACGTTTGGGAGATGGCGAACTCGCTGGAGGCTTCCGGCGCCAAGCGCAAGCTTGGGTTCTCCATCCAAGGCAAGGTGCTGCGCCGGAACGGTAAGACGATCGTCAAGTGCTGGATTCAGGACATCGCGATCACTGCCGCTCCGATCAACACCAACACCTGGCTGGACGTAGTCAAGGGCCTCAACGCTCTTCCCCAGGACATGTGGTGTGATGAGAACGGTTGTTACCTTGTCACGCCCGACATCGCTTTCAAGTCGATGCGCGAGTCTGAAGGTAAGTGCTGCGGTGCATGTAACTGCTCTGGCGGTTCTCGAGATCAAGCACGCAAGGCGGCGCTGTCGATTCAAGAAGAAGGGATGGACCTCAGAAAGAGGGAGTCAGAGAAAGACGATCCCGAGAAAGCTCTGGCTGCCGGAAGTGATAGTGGGCGTGCTCTGACGGTTGAAAGCCTCGAAGGCCGGATGGCAGACCAGAACTTCGGGCGCACCGATCCCGAACACGAGAAGACCAGAAAATCGATAGTGCCTGATGTGCTGAGTTTCGAAGAGTCCGTTGCTTGGCTGCAGGCCTACAGAAATCTCTCTCAGCCCGAAGCCCACATCGTGGCCAAGGCTGTCTTTCACATGAACGGACTCATCAACTAGGAGGATGAAAATGGCGGACAAGGCCACGATCACGCAGGAGAGCTTCTACAAGAGCTTGTCCAAGCTCGAAGCACTGGCTGGCGGGGGGCAGGAAGATCTGGACAAGAGCCAGATCTGCACTGGTCCCAACAGCGAGAAGAAGGAATGGGCGGGTAGCCGCTGGAAGGACGTTCCCGGCGACGGACCCGGCGCGGACATGATCCGCCCCGACGGCACCGACTACAACGAGCGCGGTGTCCGAAAGTCGATCCAGGAGAAGGTCGCGAAGGGTATCCCTCTCAGCTCGATCGAGCTGTCGCTCCTGAAGAGCGACATGGAGAAGGCGGACAAGGACGACGACAAGGACGAGAAGGGCGAGAAGGAAGTCGAGTTCAAGTTCGGCAAGGGCCAGGGCGACGACGACGACAAGGAGAAGTACGCTCGCGAGATGGGCAAGTCCTTCGACGGCGCTGTCCAGGGCAGCGAGACCCTGCAGAAGGGCATCGAGGTCAGCCAGTTCCTGGCGGAGCTGAGCAAGGCCTTCGCAGCCGGTCTCGAGGGGATCGAGACCCGCGTCAACGCCAACATGGAGCAGATGGGTCAGCAGCTGTACTCCGTGCTGAGCGGCTTCGCTGGTGAGCAGGGCGAGTTCAACAAGTCGCTCGCTGATGCGCTGGTCAACATCGGTCACGGCGTGGCCGGGTCGATCCAGCAGGTCGAGCAGGTTTCCCAGCAGCCTGCCGGTCCTCCGCGTAGCCAGGGTCTCCAGATGGTGCCGGGCGGGCAGCAGGGTGCGCCACAGGGCTTCGTTCAGAAGTCTTTCGCGGGGCAGCAGCCGGGCGAGAACCTGTCCAAAGCGGTGGTCGCGGACGCTCTCACCGACATGCTCGAGAAGGGCGAGTCGGGGATCTCCCCGATCGAGATCATCAAGTTCGATACCACTGGAGAGCTTCGTCCCGACCTGCAGCAGCGGGTGGCGGCGCGAGTCCAGGGAGCTGGCCGCTAGGCCCACAACAAGTAGGGGTGATGGATCCTAACGGATCCTGACCTCTCGCAACGAAGGAGACGAACATGTACGGACAGATCTCGTTGCGTCACTACGAGGGCCTGAATGGCTTCGGCACGGCCCCCGCAGGTGACGTCCATGAGTTGAGCAAGGCGCTCGAAGCGGGCTATCAGGTGGTCAACCAGACGGGCGGCAGCGCCCTGAGGGTGGAATCCCTGGAAGCCAGCCTCAAGGTGGTGTCGTACACCAACCACCACATCAAGATGTGGAAGAAGATCCCAAAGTCCCCAGCCTATTCCACGGTTGAGGAGTACAACCAGCTGATTTCGTACGGGAATAACGGATTCGCCTTCACTCAGGAAGGCGAGCTTCCTCCCAGCACCGACACGAGCTACGCGCGGCGCACGCAACTCGTGAAATTCATGGGGACAACCCGTGAGGTGACCCACCCGGCCACCCTGATCCACCCTGCCCATGGCGACATCATCGCGCTCGAAAACCAGAATGGTATCCTCTGGTTGCTGGAGCGCGTGGAGAACGCCCTCTTCACCGCCGACAGCTCCCTGGCCTTCGATGGCGAGGCAGAGCAGTGGGATGGGCTCGACGCCCTGATCGATCCCACCAGCTTCCTGGACCTCCAGGGTCAGCCGCTCTCCGAGACCCCGGTCGAAGAGGCGAGCAACATCCTGGTCGAGAACTACGCCTACCCGACGGACATGTTCCTCGGGACGCGTGTGCTCAGCGACCTCGTCAAGACCATGTACCCTCGCGAGCGCATCAGCCTTCCCGCGCCGGTCAACGGGGTCATCGGTCAGGCGATCAACTCGATGGCGACCCAGGCGGGCCACATCGAGTTCAATCCCGACGTCTTCATCAAGCGTCTCCCGTCGCCGCCCGCGGCGACCACCTCCCCGAACGCTCCGGCGACTCCGGCTTCGATCACTTCGGCGATCTCCGGCGTCAACGGCGACTTCAACAAGGGCGCCCCGGCGGGGATCAACGAGTACGCTTTCGCGGTCACGGCCTGCAACCGTTTCGGCGAATCGGCTCCGGTCATCATCGTGGCCAACCAGGCCCTGTCCCAGGCGAACAAGGACGGCGGTCTTCACATCGATCTGACGATCACCAACGCGGTCACGATCGGCGCGTTCCCGCCCGAGTACTTCCGGATTTACCGTTCGGCTCCGCTGGCTTCGGGTGCGGCGGTTCCGTCGGCGGTTGGCGCGTTCAGCCTGATCATGCAGGTTGCGGCGGCTTCGCAGGCTGCAAGTCCGGCGACGACGGTGGTGGCGGATGTCAACTTCCTGCTGCCGTTCACCAACATCGCCTACATGGGTGAGTTGACCCCGCAGGTCATCACCTTCCGTCAGCTCGCGCCGATGATGCGGCTCGATCTCGCGGTGCTCGCGCCCGCCTACAGGTGGCAGATCCTGCTCTACGGGACGCCGATCCTGTTCGCGGCACGCAAGTGGCTGCGCATGATCAACATCGGGCAGCTGACGTAGTCGGAAGGACAATCGTAGGTACCCTCAGCCAGTACCTGCGACCCTCCTCGTGAGGGGAGGGCCCTTCGGGGCTCTCCCCTCCGGGTTTTTAGAATAGGTCCGCAAGTTTGCGGTGGGTGTGATGTCCGAAGACGGCGACGAAATTAAGATCGACGACAGTAACCTGAAGGTCCACCAATTGGTGGATCGCAGGGGTCAGAAGTCGGCAAAAGGAAAGGGATTAAGTAACCTTTTCCCGTTGACGGTTCAGGCGTCCATGACGCCGTTGGAAAAGGACCCTTGGAAGGATATGCCCATGATCACTCTGAAACATCGGTGGATGAAGAGTCGAAACCTCGTGGCTGGAGTCACGGTCGTGTCCTTCAACCACGAGGGCATCGCCAAGGTCCAGGACAGGGGGAACGCACGGCTGGATGTCGACAGCCTCGTGCAGCATGCGGGGGGTCTGATCGAGATTCTGGACGAGGATGCGGCCTCTCAGCCGCTCCCAGAGCCTGCGAAGGTTCTGACGCCCCCTGCGCCCGCGAAGCCGCAGCAAGCGGCCCCTGAGCCCGCTGAGGAGGCCCCAGAGCCAGAAACCGCCGAGGATGAGGACGAGGGCGAAGAGTCCCTCGAAGAGGGTGGCGACCCCTCCCTGCAGCCGAAGCGCAAAGCTCCTCCCAAGAGGAAGAAATAACAGGAGAAAACGATGGCATCGCTCAAGACGCAGAAGGTTTACGGCGATCTGGGTTCCCAGGAGCACGCGCAGCTGCAGGCCAGCTACAACGAGCTGCTGGACGTCCTCGGGGACCTGATCACCGGTATCAAGGGGTCAGCTGACCACGCAGCGCTGGTGGTCGTGGCAACCACGGCCGAGACGGCCATGGAGGCCAACGTCAAGAAGCTCGAGTCGATTCCGAACATTCCGCTGCAGAGCGCCCCTGCGGCGCAGTAGCGGTCCTGCAGTACGATGTGGCCAGCGCCCCATTGGGCGTTCGGATATGTGACCTCTTCGATGTGCCCCTCTGCCTGAATGCCTTAGGGGTCCAAAACTAGGAGCCAGCTGATGAAGCCAGGGAAGCCTGTGCATCCATCGAACGGCACCGGGACCGCACCCGACGCAGCAACCTTGCCGGGTGGGATCCAAGTCTCGTTCGATGAGGGGCCAAACAAGGCCGCCCGTGCGTCCACGCTGCAGGTGGTCATCACCAACAGGGAAGCTGCTCAGAACCTCGAGGTGAGCTTCGCTGATGGTCGAGACGGGTATTGGTTCGCAATCGCCCCCAACACGACGTTGCCGTTCCCTGTGAGCGTCTTTCGTCTGTACCTGCGGGGGGCGTCGGGAGGGACAGCGGCGTACTCGGTCATCGGTGTGGTGTAGTTTATGATCCTGCAACCGGTCGGGGGAGGCGCGAAAGCGGCTGGGATCCTTCTCGGTCGTTTTCGTTGGAATCAGGACCTCCAAGGTACGAAGGATGGCGTGAACGCCACCTTTGTCTTGCCTGGTGGAGATCAGTTTACCCAATCGGGGGAGTTGGTGATTCGGGTTTACCGAAACGGCCAACGCCTTCGACTTGGATCTTTGAATGACTACACGGTGTCTGAAAGTGGCGGTCCAGGCACTGGGTATGACACGATCCTATTTCTAGGTCCGGCCCCATTGCCGTACGAAGAGTTGACTGCCGACTACTTGGTTCCGTAAACCAACAAGGAGAAGTAAAATGGGCCGATCGATCTTCAGACAAGAAACTCAAATCCGCAAGTCGGACACGTATGACGACACCGTCGTACCGAGTCTGGCGAACTACGAAACCAATCCGGCAGACCTGGAGGACGATCTCAATACACTGAGGTCGGCAGTCCAGAACATGATCAACCGTTCTGGGGCGTCGTTCCCGTCCGGGAACTGGTATGACGACCTCACGGCGCCGTCGACATTTGAGAACGGCACGCAGCGTGGTGTGGATGCGGTCAACTCCGACCTCCATGACCTGGAGCGCAAGCGCGTTCTCGTGACGGCCTACAACCTCGAGGACATCACGGTCCCCAGCGATGTCGAGGCGACCGGAACTCTCACGGCTTCGTCCAACTTCGGCAACGGTGAAACCGTCACCATCGACACGAAGGTTTACACCTTCGAGACGTCACTCACCAACGTCGATGGTAATGTGCAGATCGGTGGCACCCTGACCGCCTCCCTGCTGAACCTCCTGAACGCCATCAACCTCACGGGTACTCCGGGTACGGACTACGCCGCCCTGATGACCATCCACCCGACGGTCACTTCCACAGCGTCCGATGCCACGACCCTCTCGGCCGAGGCGAAGCTGGGTGGTACCCAGGGTAACCTGATCGCCACGACAGCCTCCGGTGGAGCTTCTTCCGCTGCGTGGGGTGCTGCAACCCTGACGGGTGGTGCTGGTGATGCTGTGATTCTCGCCCTCAGCGAGATTCCCACGCAGACCACCGCGGCCATCGGTGCGGTCACGACGCTGGGCACGGTCGCAGCCTACAACGCTCTCTTCGGCAACGTCTCTCTGGCCCTAGTCGCTGGCACGAACGCCCTGACGCCCAAGAACCTGGGCTACATCGAGGACACCACGACGCACGACCCAATCCTCTCTGGTGGTCGCATCGTCTACGTCCTCTTCCAGACGGAGTCGAACACCGATGGCAGCACGATGTCGGGTACCACCCCGAATCGTGCCCAGCTCTCGTTCGTCCGCATCAACACGGGCGGCACCGCCCTGGAGTTTGTACCCAGCACTGACATCGCCGGGTTGACGGTCCACTACTCGTCCAACGCCCGCAAGGGCCTCGACGATCTCAACGAGCAGGATTTCCTGCGTGGTGCCGTGATCGACATCCCCGCTTCCGTGACGGTCACTCGTCAGATCGGTTACGACAACCAGGGAACGTCTCCGGTTGATCTCATCACCAACGCGATCTTGGATCTCGAGGGTGCTGGGCTCGTATGGAAGATTCGTGACGATCTCCAGGCGGACTTGTTCGTCATCACTGAGGGTTCCGCTGGCGGAACCAGCGTGATCCAGATCGGTGGCGACGTGGACACGTTCGACGTGAACGCTGTCGTCAACGACTTCCTCAATGGTGCCAGCTTCGACTCAGGTGCGGCTGGCACGAAGATCAACGTCGGCGTGACTGCCAACCAGATCGACAGTGGTGGGACTCTAGATCTCGTCACTGCGGCAGCGTCACAGCTGAAGTTGGCGTCCGGTGGTCGACTGGCCTTCACGGACACCTACGAGCCTGCGGGTTGGTCCCTTGACGGAATCGCCCTGTCGGATTCGGCCCAAGAATGGACCGACTTCGAAACGGCGTTTGGTGAGGTTTCTATCCTCAACGCCATCAAGAAGGCCTACGAGTCGGCTCATCGTCGTCGTGTGTTCTCGGTGGTGACGGCAGCCAACATCGCGGCCAACAACAATGCGTCGGGCCCGTCCGACGACAACAATCTGGATACCGATCTCGGTGACCTGTCGGGTGGGACGTTCGTGGATGACTACGACGTGTACCTGAACGGTCAGCTCCTGCGTCCTGGTGTGGATGCCGCAGCGAACAACGACTACTACCCGGGGACCGCTCTGGCCAACGGGCAGCTCAAGTTCGAGTTCGTTCTGAAGATCAACGATCAACTCTGCGTGGTGGATCACGTAGCGTAGTGACCCGTAGGGAGGGGGAGATCGCTCTCCCCCTCCCTCTCCTACTGTGAGGTGAGCTGTGAATCTGGCGGACAAGATTGGGTTGAAGAAGGATGTTTTGTTGTCGGTGGGGGTCAAGGTGGAGGAGTTGTTGGAGGGAGCTGAACAGCAGTGTCATGAGGCGCGTGGAGGGAAGAAGGCTCTTCGAGCCCACATCAAAAACCTGATGGGGATCATTGTAGCCACTGATGAAGATGTTGGTAAGTCGATCCCAGATCTGGAGACACTGAGTATTGTCAAGGCGTGGTTGTCCAAGATGGTGATATCGACGGAAAACGCATCGAAGCATCTGGAGAATGTAGAGATCCAGATGGCAGGGGAGGTGGCTGGGCATCGTGGGACGCATGACATGATCCAGAAGATGATGGGGGACGCGGATCGGAAACTGGGAGAAGTGGAGGCGGCGGTGAAGGCTGGGACAGCCACTGTAAACCGGGATGGGACGGTGGAAGCGGCTCCGGGGGAGCGTCGTCCTGCCGGAGTACGACCGGGGATGTCAATCAAAGATCAGCGTCTTGCTGAGGAGGCTCAGGCCGTAGAAGCGGGAAAGAAGAAACCAGTACGTCGCAGGAAGGCGAAGAAGTAGATGCCCCTGACCCCCGATCGTTCGCCAGGTCCTCGTCAAGAGGAGAAGCTGACCCTATCAAATGATGGGTACACAGCTGACTCCCCAGGGGACATGGTGTTCGATGGGACGTCGTTCAAGTTTCGGGATACGACAGGAGAATTTGATCCTAGGACTGGGGGTACAGGCCTCACAGAGGCTGCTCACAAAGTTCTGCGCCAGCTCATTCATTTCATTGATGATGGACCTGCTGAGGGATTCGCTTCAGGAGCTTATCGCGAAGTTGCAGGTACTGTGTTTCCCACTGCGATCGTGTGGTGGGAATCTTCTTCTAAGCTAAAGAAGATCGTTGAGAGATTGATAACCTGGACAGGCGTCAACCCAACTACTGATCAGTGGAAAGTCTACGCCACCGATGGTAGCACGGTGCTAGCAACAGTGACGGACGCGATCAGTTACAGTGGGATCTTTGAGACGAGTCGCACAAGGACGATCGCCTGATGGGCCTCTCTCCAGCAGCCATCCTGTACGACCTTGCCGGGAATGCTATCAAGAGCGTTCAGGATGGTGCTGACTATCTTCTGGGCGTAGCAGCGAAGATCCGCAACGCTGCCGGTACTGTCGTCAACCCCGCCACAGAGGACACGCTCGCAGGGGTAGCAACCGAGACGAAGCTCGAAGCTGTCCGTGCCCTCCTGGCCACCATCGATGCTGACACGGGCCACCTCAACGTAGACCTGTCCACCATCGCTACGGAGACGAAGCTCGAAGCAGTCCGCGCTCTCCTGGCTACCATCGACGCCGACACCTCGAACCTGGACGTAGCCCTATCGACGAGGGCCACCGAAGCCACGTTGGCCACGGCCGATGGCCGCCTCACCACGATCGATGCTGTTTTGGATTCCATCAAGGACACAGATGGCATCAAGAAGATTGTCGATGCGCTTCCGATCGGTGACAACATCATCGGCCGCGTGAAGGTGACGGACGGCTCGTCCGTTGCAGCCGTACAGACGATCGATGGTGTGGAGCACCTGGCTGCTGGCAAGGCAAACATCCTCGACTCCAGCAACAGCTCCGTGGCGCAGCTTGCGCCAGCTGCCGAGTTCGCACCGAGCGGGACCGACGTTTCTCAATTCGCATCCGTGGCTATCACCGTCCATTCAGACAAGGACAGCGCCGTCGATGGGATGGCCTTCGAGTTCAGCCAGGACGGGACGAATTGGGATGACGTGTACCCGTTCAACTTGGCTGCCGCTTCCTCGCAGACGAGGCGTTTCCAGTTTCCGGTGTGTGCCAGGTACTTCCGCGTTCACTACACCAACGGTGCCACGCTGACCACGCAGTTCAGGGTGCAGACGATCCTTCAACGGAACAACATACTGACCTCGATCCATCGCATCGAGGACGTGGTGAAGGAGGACAGGTCGGCGCAGATCGTCAAGGCTGCGATCATCGCTCAACGCGAAGGCGCAGTGATCCAGAATTTCCATCCTGTGCTAGCTGATGTATCGGGCAACCTGAAGGTCACGACGGTTGGGTCTGACATCCCATCTGACCCTTCCGCATTCGTTTTGCGGTATCTATTGAATGGCACCTCCCACGACATGCGTGTAGACGGGTCGACCACTCCAGTCAACTTCCAAATTGGTCCAACAGTCACGAATGATGTCTGGTCTATTCGAGAGCTGCTCCTCACCTTTACCGCAGACGACTTCAACTTCGACGGATTGAGCTTCGGGCCGAACCTGGCTATGACCAATGGCTTCTCTGTGCAGGTTGTCAGGGGCGGCACGCCAGTGGAGGTATTCGTCGTCAAACAGAATGAAGACTTCCTACGCGTGCCGGGAAGGACGCCGCTGGTCAACAACACCGGGCCGAAGGACGTGCTGGGTGCGGCGCTTTCTTTTCAGGGTCTGGTACTTAACCAAGCAAATGGGGATGTAGTTCGGATCACTATTCGAGATGATCTAACGTCGGTTAAGTTCAAGTTCTTGGCTGCTACGCTGTTTGCTGTGAAGGTGCTCTGATGGGCTACCAACAAGACGCCAGCGGCAACCCAATTTACGGCTCGCCGCAGTACACGCTCGGCAAGTCCAAGTTCCTGCGCACGGACATCGGCACGGAGCAAATGAACGTCAACGGTCTGGCCCCTGGTGGGACGACTTCCATCTGGACCGGGGACGCTGTTCTCTGGACACTGGAGCTTCAGGGCACTCCGGAGACCTACGCAGCGCATGATGGAACCTACGGACTGGACAGCGGTGTGCGAACTGCGGGGCAGGATACACGCTTCGATTCCGGTTCGGACCAGGACATTGCGGGGACCTATCAGAACTTGACGTTCTGGATGCAGCCCAAGGCGTTCCCCTCTGGATCACGCCTCGACATCAAGTGGAAGACATCCGGTGGTGGAACTCCTGGAGCAAAGCTGAGTGTTGCAGACTACGTTCCCAACATGGACCTGGATGTGTGGCAGCAAGTCACAATTCCGATCTCCGACTTCGCGCTTGGTGCAGACGTGGCACAGTTGGAGATCACGTATGCCCTCAAGGGTGGTCAGAAGTTCTATTTTGACACCTTCGAACTAGTAGCTGCTGGATCGGGCGGCCCTTATACGTTTCGAGTTGAGGCTCCTGCGGAAGAGATCTGGCACATCGGCCTACTGAACTTGATCTTGTCGGCAGGGTCCACTGGCTGGAATAGCGATGCATTTGCCAACATTGCGGGAGGTCTGGCCCAGGGCCTGGTCCTGCGAAAAAAGAAACTCAGCACATCGGAAGTATTGTGGGCCTTCACCTTCCGGAAGAACATCGAGCTGTTTGGCCAGCTCGTTCCCTCCTACGATTTCACATTCGCTGACAGCTCGCTGATGGTCAACTTCTCCATGAAGCCGGAACCCGCCAGTCTGAACATCACGGACGACGAGGTGCTGGAGTTCTTGATCCGAGACAACCTCACCACGTTGACGAACATGAGGGCCTACATCCACTACGGGAAGGAAGCTCTCTGATGGACCTGACCAAAAAGCCAGAGAAGGATGACGAAGGCCGCCTTCGCATCAGCCAGGAGCCCCGCAAGGTCGGCGATGGCCTGGTATTCGTAACACACAACTGGTGTGACCCAACGACGTGGTACACGCAGTCCGCTCGTGTGGAAGGGGAAACCCTTACGGACAGCGGGGACGGGCTGACGTTCAACTCTAGCCACGACAACTGGATCGACATGACGCACGGGAAGATCTACCGCGAAGATCTGCTCGCTGCGTCCTACTTGCCCGTCATCAAGGTAGATGGCACCACGAAGACGCAGCGAGCGCCCTGGGCAGAAGCGGGCGGTGACTTCACCATCGACTACGCCACAGGGGCAGTGACGTTCTTCGTTTCGCAGTCCGGTAAGGTCGTCACGGCTGATTACAGCCGAGAGAACGGCTCCCTGTTCATCGTCGGACCTACGGCAGGCAAGAGGCTCTGGGTCGAGTACAGCGAGGTCCAGTTCAGCCAGGACATTTCGATCAACGGAACGATCCACTTCCAGCCGTGGGCCTACAACCCCGATGACCTGCCGAACAAGATGCCTGCTGGCTACCCGACGACCTACAAGACGATGGACAACTTCATCGAGGAGGCGAACGGAGCGTACCCGGTCATCCCTGCGATGGGAGGAGCACGCGGGTTCACCCAAGATCGGCTGACCTTCCCTTTCAAGTATCAGACGATCAAGGAGCTACGCAGCAGCTTCGGTGTGGAGATCCGGGTGTGGATTGCGGAGCAGGTGAAGTTTGGTGGACAGTACGCCACAGCCACTTTCTACTGCACGAGCTACGCGGAGACTGTGTGATGACCAGCGACATCATCGATCTGTGGGCACTGATCCATCTCTTCTTCTTCGCGTTCATCGCATCGACCATCCACGCGCGATGGCAGCCTCACGTTCTCTACCACCTGCTCTGGTGGTTTCCTCTGAGCTTCGGTTGGGAGACCGCGGAGCACTTTCTGCAGCGAGCCTACCCAGTGGCGTGGGGGGGCGTGATTGAGCATTGGGCTAACGCCTGGATTGCCGATCCCGCAGCAAATCTCATCGGCGTCATCGTGGGCATTGCTGTTGCTGACTGGTCTCATCACAGATTATGAGCACTCACGGACCCACAGGAATTACGATCGGATTCTCCACTACCAACAAGTGGATGTCAGGTGTGATCCGTTGGATCACTCGTAGTCCAGTGAGTCATGCGTGGATCGGATTCGAAGACGCAACATTAGGGATCAGTTTGGTACTACAAGCAGAAGCGTGGGGTGTTGAGCTGCGGCCACGCTCCCGTTGGGAGAAAGAGAACAAAGCCAAAGCGGTGTTCAGTTCCCCCGATTCTGGAGATCGTTTGAAGGTGCTGATATCGGAGACGTTGGGGGCGAGGTACGACTGGCGTTCCGCCGGGCTTTTGGGGATCATTGGTTGGGCGAAGCGTTGGGTCAAGTCTCGATTCACTTTGAGGTTAAGTCGGTCTCCTAAAAGGTTGATGTGTGCGGAATTGGTCACTCGGTATTTGCACGCGCTTGGGTTGGCGAAAGATTTGGATGAAGAAACGTCGTCACCTTTGGATCTTTTGGCTTGGTCCAACCATCATCTAACGGCGCATTGGCGTCATGAGGATGTGTTGAAGGTGAGGTGAGCATACGGGGATGGTAGTTTCGACAACTGAAGGGATCATGGCTGCTTGACCATAGGAGAACCAGTATCGATGTCGCGCGAAGTTCCAGCTTTGCGAATCCTGCCCTCGATCGAGACGACGATCAGGGAACTTCGTAGGTGCGAGGTTGGCTGTCCTATGGCTAGAACACTTGATCAACAACTATACGATCTCAGGGTATTGGCAAATAAGATCAAGGAGAAATACGGTATCGAGTTGCCAGATGATCTGTTTGATGCTTCCAAAAACCTGGATACTGCGAGGCCCGACAACGCGGAGGGGCTTGATCTGATCCGCGAAATGCTGGAGAAGATTCTTCGGCTGGATGCTTACATTGACTCGTTGCGGTAAGGAAGCGGCCGATGGAGACAGCTTTGGGCCCCGTGATAACGGCTCTGTTGAAGTTGGGGGCACCGTGGATCGTGGTGGCAGTTTTCGTGATCTTGTTTTTGGCAGAGAGAAAGAGAAAAGACGAGTTGGCTGACAAGCTGTACGACTTGGGACTCGCGATGACGAAAACGAACACTGAGGTCCACAGTACGCTGCAGCTGGTGCAGAGGGATCTCGAGGCGATCAAAGTATTTAGGAGGACCCGTTGATGCTACCAAAGGACGACCCGTCGTCGATTGGAGCCATCCTGGTCGCAATGGGGGTCATCTCAGAGGAACAGTTGCAGGATGCGGTCCAGGAGCAGCATAATGTCCGCATGGACGTGATGCTGGGAAAGCTGTTGCTGGCCAATGGGATCATTTCAGCAGCACAGTTGGAAACTGCGTTGCGATCACAGAATGATCTCCGTAGCGGTAAGAAACACAAGCGGGCGATGGCACAGTCTAGGATAGCGGAGCAGGGAGTTGGCGCAGTGATGTCGTTGGCAGCAAAACTTAGGCACAGTGCCTACGAAGCAAAGGAGAGGATCACTGGATCAGATTTCCCATGTATCACAGCTGACATGGTAGCAGGTAAGAAGTCCGACAGTTGATCGACGATGATGAGACATGACGTTTTCATCCGTTCGAATAAAGACCGGCGAGAAAGAGCCGATCGTCGTATTGATCGTAGATCAGCACGGCGACCCGTTAATAGGTCTCGTTGATATTGAGATCAAAGTACGGCGCGGTAGCGATGGCTTCTACCTCGATTGGTCGGACAACAGTTTCAAGACGTCCCCGACTCAGCTGTTGGTGGCGCTAGAAGAGATCTCGGCTACGTTTAGCCCTGGGGAGTATCAACTGAACACGCCGACGCATGTGGATGGTTTGGACACTTCGACATTCACGCAACTCGTCGATGAGGAACAGTACTTTGTGACATGCGTGCAAGACGGAGCAGACACCGCTACGAACGTGCCCCAGATCGGGGAGATCAAGGTCGGCGGGTTCGTTGACGATATCGTCGAGGATCGGTACCCTGTGATCTTCTAGGAGTGACTCATGTCGTGCATCAAAATTCTTCAAGGAACGCCGACCTGGCTACCGATCATTGCTGCCGACGTGGGTACTGGAGATCCGCGGATTGGGATCACCTTCAATCAAATCGACGTCGCGTTCAAGAAATCTACCGATCTCACATTTGCGCTGAAGACGCTGGTGGGGCCTGGTACGGATTTCCGTGAGAACGGAAACGGCGTTTACGAGATCTTGTTCTCGGCTCCAGATCTGGCTGTGTTGGGGACCTTCCTGTATGCCGTGAACAGTAACGGCGCCCTTACACCACCTGCTCTCCGACAATTCATCGGTCAGGCCTACATCGAATCGTCCAGCACGTACACCCCTGGGACGATCTCGTTGCCGACCAATGTCCTCACAGGGAATCTGGTCAACCTTCACGGGTACCCCTTGATCGGAGAAGCGGTAAGCGCGAGGATCGTTTCGGCTCCAGCCATCCAGGGTATCTCCCCCAACTTCGGTGGCATTGGGATGGACATCGTCAGTGCGAAGACCGACTCCGCCGGATTCTTTGCTCTGGAGGTCGTTCAAGGGTCCGTGATCGACGTTGTGATCCCGGTTGTCAACTATCGTCGGACTCTGACTGTTCCGGCTAACAGCTCGGATAAGCTTTTCGAGATTCCATAGGACGCCACGATGGGAGCACCGACAAGCATAAGCGTCATCCTGGACCTCGATGAGTACTGCAAGTTCGAGCGGGACCGCAGAACTCTTCAGGTTCAGTGGACGGCTGTGGGCGGTGGGGACATGTCAGCGGAGCAGCTGACTGTCGAGCTGTTCAAAGCGCGTCGGTCGCGAGACACTGTTGTCCACTCCACTACGATCACAATTGGGTTGTCAACTGATCCAGCTTCTGGTTCGGTGTCGATCAATCTCCTGGACGATGTGGTTGACTCCGACTATCTGAACCTGATCCGAAGGGGCCACTACTACATCAAAGTCACGTCTGTCACAGACACGAACGTGAGCGGAGTGTCGGCTGACTTTCCGATCTCTCTGGTGTCAGCGCAGCAGCTGCGGAACACGTACCTGTTTGGGTTGAATCTCCAGGCCAGTGATGTGAGAGCGATGAAGTTCCAGCCCTCGCAGCTGACAGGCGTGGAGGTCATGGAGGTCAGCAGTTCCCACCAAACGGGGTTTGATAGGCTGACGTACATCTACAACGGTTCCCCGGCAGTGCTGAGACAGATTTCTTGGGGAGCGGGCCCTGTGGTGTCGTTGCTAGCGCCTGGACGCTATTTGTTGCGTCACGATTGCTCAGGGGGCGACTACATCGTCATCCAGGTCAGGAACCTGTCCGCACTCCCTACAGACAACGTCACGGAGGACATGTTCGTCACCAAGGCTGAGATCACCGACGACATGCTCCGTAGGTGGATCGACCAGTCGTGTGATTGGCTCGAGAACGACAAGCTGGCTGGTGTCTTTCTGGAGCCTACTCGCGTGGTCACCGACCCCGTGCTGCCGGGCAATGTGATGCCGGACTGGGACTACATCGTCCCAGCAATCACGTTCTACACTAGGGCGCCAGCTAAGTGGATCGACATTCTGTTCCCCTACATGGGGCTTCTTCGAATTGATGAGTTGTTTGGGCAGATCGCTGAAACCAGGATCATCGATGTGGCCCTGGAGTGGTTGGAGATCTCCGAGAGGAACGGTTTCGTTCAGCTCGTACCATTCAACACGACGATCGCCTTCCAGTTCATCGGTCTCATGTGGGTGGAAGGGCTCCGAGGCACCATGGAGTTGCCCAACTTCTGGCACTTCAATGCGATGGCTGGACTTCGTCAGGTGGATCCTGTCCTTCTGGAGGTTATCGCCAAAAAGGCAGCCGTGGATGCCCTCACGGTGGCTGGGCAGGCATTCCGAGGCGGGTTCGCCAGCCAGTCGCTGTCGAGGGACGGCGTGTCTGAGAGCGTGTCGTACACGGCTTCGGCCATCTACGGCATCTACTCAGCTACGATCGAGGACTACACAAAGTTCATCAACAGAGAGATCAAGCAGATCAAGGGCCGTTACCGCGGCGTAAATATGATCGTGATGTAGATCATGGGACGTGGAACTGACAGAGGACTTGGGATCGATTGGGCCTTTCCCAGTCATCACGGACTCATCGACAATCGTGGGGAAACCCTTATCCACGAGACGGGTATTCGTTGCCCATGTAACATTGAGGACACTCTGGCTGGTCAGATCACGCGAAAGGATGTCCCGCGGCGCAGGACCACGTACCGTTGCCCCAACTGTTTGGGTGAGGGCTATCTGTACAGGCATCCAAGAAAGATCATCGCTCTGATCACTAATATCTCAGAGAATACGTCCCGTCAGGAGGAAGGTTGGATCATGCCCGGGGACGCAATTATGTCCCCCAAGCCAGGGTACATCGTCTCAAACGGAGACTTGGTTACTTTCACCTGGAGCCAACCGTTAGACGAAGGCCAGGTGATCATCCGAGGTGCGGCCACCCTGAGCGAGAATACCGCCAGGAAGACAGACATCGAAGAGAATGAAGATCGGCTGTGGTACAACGCAGAATCTCCCATCTGGTGCGAAGATGCGGATGGCGTCGTGTATCGTACCGGAGACTTCATCCTGGACGGCAGCAAGCGCATCATCTGGCAGGGCAACAGCCCTTCGATCGGTAAAGCCTACACGCTGAAGTACAAGGCCTACCTAGAGTGGGAGGCCTGGCAGCCGCCGGTTACTCGCCGGGATAGAGATCGGGACCTGGGTGGTCGTGTGCTGCTGCGCAAGCGCCACGTTGCTCAGGTCAACGACGACCCCACAATCCGGCAGCGCGACAAACTAACCTTCTGTGCTCGGATGGAGGGTTGCTAAGTGATCCAGATCAAGATAAAAATACACACCGAGGTGGACCTGGAAGACAAGGCGAAGCAGATCGGTGAGGCTGTTGAGAAGGGCATGCGCCAGCTGACGCAGCAGACATATGAAGAGTGGCAGAACGTCGCTGCGCGAAAGCTGAAAACGACACGTCGTAGGTATCAGGACTCTCTGAGCTTCAGCATGGACGGTCCCAACAACGGATCGATTACCCTCTCAGCCAAAGACAAAGCCACCAATTGGTTGGTTACGGCCATCGAGAACGGTATCGAACCGTATTCGATCCGGGAATCAACCATGGCGAAGGCCAAGAAGCATTGGCCTCGAGACATGTCCGATAGGCAACGTCGAGCCATGTTCGCCTACCTGGCCAAGGTTGGGCGCCTCGGGAAGCCTCCGGTCCCGTTCACAGACATTCCGTTTCGGACGGGTGGCGCCAAGGAGCAAGGGAAGCCCAATTCGTTTCGTCGCATCTCTCCGAACACGGCTCCTGACGCTTGGGGTCATCCTGGGTTCAAGCCAAAGGGCGGCGGCGGACCAGGCCCCTTACGAGAAGAAGTGATCGAGTACGTGAAGAAGACGGCACAGGATGTCTTCGGTCCTCTTCTGGCGAGGGTTTTGGTATGAGCATCCTTCCCGAACTGGTAATCCAACGCGTGTTGGTATTGGGGATCAACAAGTTCCGGGAAGACGGAGACTTGGTTGCGATGCTTTTCCGCAACCTCAATCAAGCCGATGTAGATGGGGTTCGACAGTTCATCAGGGACGAGACAGTAGACATCGCCCTCAGCTGGCCCGACTCGATTGTGAAGTTGCCATCGATCGTAATATCTTTGAAGAACGAGAATGAGGATCAAGCCTTCTTGGGCGACCTGATGCAGTCCGCGACCAACATCCAACACACGGGGACTCCGTTCAGGAAAGAGAAGCTCGAGTCCCCTGCGACGATCCTAGGTAGTGGGTCTGAAGGAAAGTCGGGAGAGCCAACGATCCCGTTGGACACTCCCTACCAAGTCACTCGGTCCAAGTCGACCTCCGTATTCTTTTCCTTGGAGCCCCCATTCAATATCGAAGATCCGTTCGAGTTCGATTCTGACGAAGAGCTGCTTGTAGTGATCCGAGAGGGAACGGGGGCTGGTCAACGCAGGGTCGTGTCTGCGATCACCCCTCGAGCTGTCAGCAACGAGGTCGAGGTCGAAGTCTCATCCAATTGGGGAACGCTGCCGGACTCGACGTCTGTCATGCAGTTCTTCTTGGAGTCCAACCGAGGGACTGTGGGTGAGCCGACGAAGTTGTTTGAGCCAGATCAACACATCGAGCGGTTGGGATCCCTGTACCGCACGAGCTACCAAATCCTCATCTCAGGACCTAACCAAGAGATCACGCTCTTCCTCTACGCCATGGTCAAGGCGATTTTCGTGATAAATCGCGAGTTCTTACAGCGACACGGTTTCATTGAGCCCAAGCTGGGTGGCACCGATTTCGTAGCTAAACCCGAGTACTTACCAGAACTTGCTTATCATCGTGCTCTGATCTTAGAATTCAAGAATTCGTTCGACGTGTATCTGTCCCCCGAGGTGATCACAGGGATCAATCTGAGTTTGGGGGTTTATGATCCTAATGTAGGTGATGGTTCTGGTGTGGGCCGAGTTGTTTCGGAAACTACTCTGGATCTTTCGTAAGGAGGCCGTCATGGCGAAGCAAAAAGATAGTGCCGAGGCGACACCGACCAAGACGGTCGCGGAAACCAAACCCCAGGCTGTCGTCGCCCCGGAGAAGCCAACCAAGAAACAAGATCCAAAACCTGCTCCTCTGGCTGTCCCCTTCGCACGGTGGTTCAGTGCGCGGAGCTTCAAACCGCATTGGCGAGGCGGTATGGAGGCCTTCGCGGACACCACCGGGAAGAAGACGATGGAAGAGTGGAATCGGATCTTCAAAAACTACTAGGGTAGGAGCGAACCATGTCGAGGTCAGTCACCTTCAATGGCATCACCCAGTTCCGGGCTGGTGGTATCACCCGGATCAACGCAAACGCTCTTGCCCAGATCGGTCTTGCCTCGTTTGGCATCATCGGCTTGGTGGGAGAGGCGGATGGAGGAACCGCCGCACCCGGGGAGATCATCACGATCGACGATCCGGCCCTGGCAGGAGACTACTTCAAGAGTGGTGCGTTGGCTGATGCCATCGCGCCAGCGTTTGATCCGTCCGTGGATCCCAGAATTCCGGGAGGCGCATTCCGGGTTTTGGGGATCAGGACCAATGCGGCACTCCAGGCTGCTCTGACGCTGTACGGTCGCCAGCAGACCGGGACAGTGGACGCTGGAGCGACCACCACGGTCATCCCGATTGTGGGCGCTGCATTCACCGTGGATGCGTTGGCGTTGAACGTCCTTCGGATCGGTTCCGAGGACCGAGTTATCGCCAGCAACACGGCCACGGACATCACGGTCTCTACGGCTTTCTCCGCCATTCCAGCGGCGACAACCGCGATCGAGATTCTGGCCCCCATGATCACCGTCACCAGCAAGCCATACGGCATCGAGGGGAACCAGACCACCTTCGAGTGGGAGCCTGGCATCACCCAGGGTGGAGCGTGGACCAACGCCAAGGGGGACAGGTCTCAGGCCAGCGAAGACGTCGGCGACAAGTCCCACCTGCAGGTAGAGTACGTGGGCCAGGCTTCGTCAATCGTGCAGGCCTCTGGTGTCGCTACGGGCGGCGCGGCCTCGCAGCTGGACGATTCGCTCGCAACGTGGGGCGTCAACGCCTTCACCTCCTACTTCGTGACCGTCACCCTTGCAGGTGTGGTCAACCTCCGCAAGATCGCCAGCAACACGGCCACTCAGCTGACGGTCACGTCAGCCTTTACGACTTCCCCAACGACCGAGGCCTATCAGGTCCTTTCGGGCATGGTCCGAACGGGAACTGCGGCGGCGGGGGCAGCTTCCACGATCACCTTGGAGGCGGCCCTCAACGTGGCGGCCAACGAGCTAGACGGTCTGGTTGTCGCCATCGTCAGCGGTACAGGGGTGGGTCAGCGCAGAACGATCGCTTCACACACGGTGGGGGTGTCATCGGTTCTGACGGTGAGCAACGCCTGGACCACGACGCCGGACGCTACTTCGGTGTACGAGATTCGATACGCCACAGCGGCGACGGGTTCGTTCATCGGTGCGGCAGGCGTGGCGACGTATTTCCGTACGTCGGTGGCGGTGGACGGTGGGGTGGCAGCTCAAGATCTGAACATCCAGCTGGCATCCACAGACACGCTGGAAGATCTCGCTGCGACCATCAACGCGAACGCGAACTACGTCGCGACCATCCCTGGTGGTGTCAACCGGCAGACCACGATGGCGTCGAGCTTCGACTTCGACCTTGGAAACACGGATGTCGATCTTCTCGACGATCGGAACACGGTGACGGCACAGCCGAATCCGACCTACAGCTACACGGTTCCGTGGCCGAACAACTTCAAGCGGAACATCGCGCAGCTGGTTGCCGATCTGAATGACAAGAGCCAGTATGTGACGGCCGTGCGGGCAACTTCCGGCGGTACAGGGACAGGTGGTGGCCGTCCGGAGTGGACGGGGACGGGGACCATCGGTACGATCGGTGACTCGATCAAGTACCTCACTGGTGGTGCCCGAGGCATCAGCGACAACACTGCGTTCCAGAGCGCTTTGGACAAGTTGCTCCAGATTCGCCACAACTTCGCGATCCCTCTCATCGTGCAGGACCTGGCGAACGAGGGATTCGGATCAACGGCGACCTGGGCTTCGGTGGCGGCGCAGCTGTCGGCGCACGTCGACACTGCCAATGGCATCGCCAAGAACGAGTGCGGTGGCCTCATTGGTTTCAAGGGGACCAAGACTCAGCTGATCGCTGAGGGCAACAAGCTCAACAACGCCGACATCCAGATCACGAGCCAGCAGCTGCAGGTGCTCAACGTCAGTGGCAGCCTGGCGCTCATGGACGAGTGGTCTCTGGCAGTCGTCGCCGCGGGTATGCGTTCCGGTGCCCCGGAGGTCGCGGAGCCGATCACCCACAAGTTCATCAAGACGTTCGATCTGCAGCAGGACAACTCCTGGGATCCTCGAGATCGAACCGACGCCAACCAATTGATCGCCAACGGCATCCTCTTCGCCGAGTTCGTGCAGGGGAAGGGGTACCGGTTCGTTCGCGATCTCACCACCTATGTCCAGGACGACAACCTGGCCTACAGCGAGGGATCGGTTCGCGATGCGGTTCGATACATCGCCTATGGTCTGAGGACCACGCTCGAGGACAAGTTCACGGGCGTGAAGGGAACCCCCGCCAATGCATCGTCGATCAAGGACACGGTTGTGGCCTACCTCGATGCTGCCAACGCGGAGAACATCATCGTGACGAGTCTCAACGAGGATGGCCAGGTTGTGCCAGGCTACGAGAGGCTCCGGGTCACGGTTTCCGGCGATATCGCCACCATCAAGGTCCAGATCTACCCAGCTGTGGGGATCAACTTCCAGCTGAACGACATCTATCTCCAGCTGCCGAGACAGGCTGCGTAAAGGCCAAAACCACTTTGCAGCTGCCTCGGCAGACTGCGTGACAGGAGAGTAAACATGGCGA